CCCGAATCTTCCTAGATTTCTCTAGGGGTTGCTCATGTTAATGAGCACCGCACTTTCCCAGTGCGGCCAAGGTGCTACCCCCCTGTCAAGGGAGAACACCTGAGGTACGTAGTCCCAATAGGGAGTACATACCGGCATCGTGTAGTAGTACACATGATCATGCCTGACCATGTAACTGCTATTTCTAAGCTCGCCATATAGAAAACTGCAGAACAGCCCGGAAGGGTTGTACGACAGCTTCTTAACCCCCTTCGGAGAACAGATCTCCGCCTCCTTGACATGAATAGAAACCGGCCTCGACTGGAACCGTCTATATAGAATAGACATGTTTTCGTCGAAACGGAACTGCTCACGCTTCAGGAAGGATCTTGGGACGCGAATACCGGAATCCATGTTCTCGGCGTACGGGACGGGTAGATATCTACCACGCAACATACTAACCAATAGAGCACAGGCCCTTTTAAGGGGCACTCCGGATACCGCGGTCCATTCGTTTAGGAGATTGATAGCGACACAGATATCTTGTACGGAAGAGAGGCTCTTTAAATAGACACCTCTCACTGGTTGGCCAGAAAGCCAATCCGTCCCGCAAGACTCTCTGAACGCACCTTCAAAGAAGGTCTTCGAGTAATTCGGGGTGAAACCGGTTAGCTCCAAGAGACGCCTCACATTGCGATACGCACGCGTATCGCAGATGAGATCATCTCCAAAGCAGGACCAATTCCGCCCAGATCCACCAAGTACAGGCAAACCTGCTATTTGGTGGGACGCTCGAATGATGCATGAGAAGATGATGGTCTGCAACGGAAATGTAAAACCGTTACCCATCGTGGAAATCATCTCAAGTGGCACTTTCTCCCCGTCGACTAAAGTCGATGGGCTGCGAAGCTCCATAAGGGTGGCAAAAAACCACCCAGGAAGTAAGTCGCGGCATAAAGAGATCGAAATAGAATCGGACGCAGAACTAAGGTCAATCGTCGAGAAAGACCCGTCCTGTGAACCGATCCTTGCCAGCCGGCGATTAACTTCTGGTTGATGGCTCATGGAGATCCCGAAGGACTCCTCCAGCCAGTCTTCCATTAGTTGGCCGAGACCCAGCTGAAAGAACATATTCAGGTTGGGCTCGACACAAATCATCCGGCTCACATCATGCGTTTTTGGCACGAAGCTTGTTTTGCTGCAGTCAACTACGGTAGGAACTCCGTAAGTGGTGGAGCGGTGGTTTTCCGCATCTTCCCACATTGGGAATTGCCTGATGTAGCTCCTGTACAGGATGTACAGGTTTTCGGACGTCAATGTCAGCGGTGAGCTAAAAAGCTTAGCATACATGCTTTGCCCGTTAGCCTGGATCGCTGAGCCAGGACCGACCCTTGCCTTCTCTAAAACAGAAGAGTAAGACTCAAGTCGGTTCTGCCCTCCAGGATGGAAGAATTGATATACCTCCTTACGGAGTTGTCCATAAAGAAGCACATCAGATTCGAACGTTGGAGAGAAAGACCAGTCACTGCACTTTTTATTTGATGCAATGAACTTCGACTTGGCGACAAGATCCGGAGCTCGGGTGTCACGGGGGACCCACTTTTTGAGTAGGGTCTTTAGTAACACCAAACAACGGTAGTCACCTATCGAGGCGTCTGGCGGAATCTCACTTACTCCTACTGGGAGTGAAGGAGAGAATTCCAGGACGTCAGATAAGACTGCTGAATAAAGAGCATCAGAGCGAGTGCCCATGTTGCCACCTTTCCTTTCGATTCCAAGGTCAAGGTTGAATAGCCTTACGGCTGATCAACCGAAAGTAACTGTACACGCTGAAGCGCTTCATGGATGCTTTTGGCACCCATGGACGCTAAGGCGATAACAGCTACTATGATTGCGCAACGGATGCGACCGGGTCTAGATGACACCGGTCACCGCCGTATCACCGATGGAAGCAGAAATCTGATTCAGACTTCCGATCATCAGTGAGAGCGCAGCGCGGATATTAGCCGCGTCTGCAGAGTCAGCACCAGCAGGAACCTCGATGGACGTCACGATTTGCATCGGGACGGCCGCCTGGCCAACCAGTGGGATGACTCCTTTGCGGACGCGGATCGTATACACGTTCCGAGGAACCGAGCGGAGAGCACCCGTCACGGGATCCACAGCGCTCAACGTCCGAAGGACGGTGGGGCGGCTGAGGGTAACCGTGAAAGGCTTCGACGGCGTGGACGAAGTGTCGACACCAGTCTGCGTACCGCCCAAAGCGGTAACAGCATACTGTTTGCCAGCACTCGTCGGCGCCGTGTCGGCGGCAATGGTGTACGTCGGGGTAGTAAGCCCCGTCTGAGCACCGCCTGTGACAGGGGAAGTCAGTGTAAAAGACATTGAATTATCTCCATTAGTAGAATAAAAGACTACACAGAGCAGAATTTCTGCGTTAAGATGGCCCCAATGTTGTACCACGCCTTTTGACTGTATGGCAAATGAATTGCCAAATCAGGCATGAGCGAGTCAACCCAAATGGGGACACGATCAACGCTATATGCTCCGACTGTAGCACCACCTCCCGTAGCCCCCATCTGCAAAAGACGGGTAGTGGCAGGATTGAAGGAGGGGCTTAGGCGCATCTGTACGTCACCGAATGTTTTTTCGGTTTTAATACGGACGACCCGAGAGCCCCATTCAATATTTTGCCGCTGGAAGGCATACGACGCGATTATGTCGCCAATATTGACGAAATAATCGACCACAAAGGAGTATGGGATAAGTTCCCACACAGTAGGGAGGAAACGCTCGGGCAGAAGCCCAAGCGTCCTACTTACACTCCTAACGCCGTTTACGGCGCCCGTTTTGACACTTGCCCTAAAACGGTAATCAACCTCCGAGATCGTAAGGAGGCTCTGATATGCCGTTGCGGAACCATTGTTAAAAAGCTGGACCTCAGTGTTGGTACCGTCATAACCGACGCGTTGGTGACCCTTAATAATGGTACGATCAGGTTGATCGTACCGATCAAGGAGACCAATCACGGCGGCGTTGACGTCCTTCACAAGAGGAATCCAGCCGAACACAAATTCCAGGTAAGTGTTGGATAGCGCTTCGGCAACAGCTTTATTTCGGCTTTGAGCCGCTTTTGAGCCGCGTCGATTTCTCGAACGTCCACCGTGCGAATTTTGAATACGTCTTATACGCTTCTTGGCGTTTAAGACGTGACGCACGGTGAACTTTCGAAGCGCACCCAACGGGTTTGTGATGGCACCGACAGTTTCCTTCCACTCGCCTAACAACTGACCGCCCTCAACCGAGGTACGGATGTCGTTTACGTTTTGGAGGAACTTTCGGATAGCGAGGTTACGAGCACTAGAAAGGACACTGGCAGACGGTGGATTAATGCTAAGTGGCGACCCATAGTTTGGGTAGCCATCCCAGCGGTACTCCGCCCAGTTTCCAGTAAAGTTTGGAGCCGACGTAATTGCCTGAGTTATCACGGACGCCGAACAGATACGAGCATCCACATTGCCTTTAACGGCAGTCATGAATGTCGTAGCGTCGATGTTGTGTTTAGTGTTGTACAGCCAGCTAGGATTCTTTTCCCCGTTAAGTGAGTTATTCCATTTCATGAAATTTCTCACTATATCAGTTGAAGAGCTATATGGTTGCCCAAAAATAGACACTCCTCTCTGGGTCTCTTGACAGAGATCTAGAAAGTACCCGTGATCAGTCTTAACGTATGGCTCGGCCACTTTAAATGTCCTTGATCAGGCTGATGATGTAGTGGTGAACTCTACAGTTGCACCAGACGATCGAGAGAGACCTCACTACCAACGAGTAATACAAATTTGATTCCCTCCTTACGGAGGAAATCAATGCATAACCCGATGGCGAGAAGCCTCAAATTCATAGCAGAAGTCGTCGACGGAAGAACTTGTTTAAGGTTCAAGAAGTTGACGAACGTCTCCCTACCAGCTCGCTGAAAATCGCGGTCCGCTTCGAGTACACGGAAGTGATACTCTAAGGGACCGTAATAAACAGCGTCCTCCGAACTGACATCCCAGCCGTAAAAGGCGGGGACACCAGAAAGGGTAGTAAGCTCATATGCTGAGTAGCATGTGGCAAACCGGTAGACTGAATTGAAGGAATCAAGCGTCGGGATATACATTTGCATTCTCCATGGTATTGGTCTAAGATGCACCGAATGGTGACATCAGAGAGGGCCCGAAAG